GGACGATAATGCAGATATCGAAGACACAATGTTAGACATCAAAGACGAACTAGAAAGTCTAAGAGCAAGTCTTGAAGATGCTATCGGAGATATGGAAGACAGCGATGGCAACGATGACATGGACATGGATGCCGATGCAGGCATGGATGTGGATGCCGATGACATGGATATGGATTTAGACATGGATTCAGGAGATAATGATGCCGATACTGACAGCGGCGACGACGATACTGATGACGACGACGATGATGTAAAAGAAGGTTCTTACAAAAAAAAGAACAAGAAATCAAGCAGTGAAGAAATGCGCGAGTATGTAGAAAAAATCCAAGGCGGCGAATTAGGATCAAATATCGGCGGCGATAACGGAAATAACACAAAAAGCACAGTAGCAGGTAAAAATGATATGGGCGGCACAACTCAAAATATTGCACGCGCAGATTCAGAAAACGGTGTTGAAGCAAACAAAGGACAGCTACAAGGTTCATCACTGTCAGACGGATCTCCAAAGGACATGAATACAGGAAATATTAATGTTCCAGGAGGCAAAGCTGGTAAGACTGCATTTAAAAAGTCTGAACCAGGTCATGGCGCCGAAAAGAAAGGCAAGCCAGATACTGCCGATAAAAGTGCAACTAGCACACTTAACAAAGTAAGCAGTCGCGCAAAATAAGGCAAGAAAGAAAGGCCAACTATGAAAACACTAAATGAACATTTGAGTTTCGACCAGGCTAAGATGGTAGTTGAGTCTGCTAATGACGGGAAAGACTTGTATATGAAAGGTATTTGTATACAAGGCGGAGTACGCAACGCAAATCAGCGTGTATATCCTGTAAATGAAATTGGCAGGGCTGTCAAAACTCTCAACGAACAAGTAACCAGCGGATACTCAGTGTTAGGTGAAGTAGATCATCCAGACGGCCTTAACATTAATCTTGACCGTGTAAGTCATATGATCACAGAAATGTGGATGGATGGCCCAAACGGATATGGAAAAATGAAAATTCTACCAACCCCGATGGGACAACTAGTTAAAACAATGCTTGAAAGCGGCGTAAAACTTGGTGTCTCATCGCGAGGTTCTGGAAACGTAAAAGAAGACGGAAGCGGTGAAGTTTCCGATTTTGAAATAATCACTGTGGACGTTGTGGCTCAGCCCAGCGCCCCTGGTGCATATCCTACACCAATCTACGAGCATCTAATGAATGCACGTGGCGGATATAAGGCATACGAATTAGCACAGGCAACACAACACGACGACAAGGCACAAAAGTATTTAAAAGAGAGCTTATTAAAAATAATAAGCGGACTCCGCTAACGAGGAGAGGATAACATGTTAGATGCACTAAAATCACTCTTTGAAAACAATGTACTTTCAGAAGAAGTGCGCTCAGAACTTGAAGAAGCATGGAACAAAAAGGTGAAAGAAAATCGCCTTGCTGTAACTGCTGAATTACGCGAAGAATTTGCTCAAAAGTACGAACACGACAAAAAAACAATGGTAGAATCTATTGATAAAATGTTAAGTGAACGTCTTGCAGAAGAAATTGCAGAATTCAAAGAAGATCGCAAACAATTAGCAGAAGCAAAAGCAAAATATGCTGTTGCACAACGCAAAAATGCAAATCTTCTTAAAAATTTTGTTAGTGAAACACTGGCAAAAGAAATCAAAGAACTACATGCTGATCAAAAATCAACAGCTGACAAGTTTGTTGCACTTGAAGATTTTGTAGTTGAGGCACTTTCAAAAGAAATCGCAGAGTTTTACGAAGATAAAAAAGATTTGGCCGAAACCAAGGTAAGACTTGTAAAAGAAGCCAGACAGAATTTTGATAGAGTACAAAAAGACTTTATCAAAAAAAGTTCTGCTATAGTGTCTGAAACAGTGTCAACAAATCTCAATAAAGAAATTTCGTCACTGAAGGAAGACATTGAAGAAGCACGCAGAAACGACTTTGGACGTAAGATATTTGAAGCATTTTCAAATGAATATACTCAAAGCTATCTTAACGAAAAGTCTGAAACAGCTAAATTGATGAAAGTTGTTGAATCAAAAGACCAGCAACTGATTCAAGCAAAACAGGCAGCGTCCAAGGCAATTAATCTTGCAGAATCAAAGACCAACGAGATCAAAAAAATCAATGAGTCAATGAAACGCAAAGAAACTATAAATGAACTTACTGCTCCTTTATCAAGAGAGCAAAGTGAGATTATGAAAGATCTACTGGAATCAGTTCAAACAAACAGACTTCGCTCTGCGTTTGACAAGTACCTACCATCAGTGATGAATGGTAACAGTCCAGAAAGACAGAAGGCAGTATTAGCAGAAGGCACAGAAATCACAGGCAACAGACAACAAACAAATGACAATAAAAATGCTAACGACGGAAATGTAGTTGAGTTACGCCGTCTAGCTGGATTGAGTTAAGGAGAAATCAAATGTCAGAACTATTAGAAAGTCGCTGGCAAGACACAAAGACAGCACTTCTTGAAGGCCTTCAAGGCAATAAGAAAGCAGTTATGGCTTCAACTCTTGAAAATACTCGTAGGTATCTTCAAGAAAGTGCCACTGCAGGTGCTACTTCTGCCGGTAATATCGCAACACTAAATCGTGTGATTCTACCAGTTATTAGACGTGTTATGCCAACAGTTATTGCAAACGAACTCGTTGGAGTTCAACCAATGACCGGACCAGTTGGTCAAATTCACACACTACGTGTTCGTTATAGTGACACAAGTAATGGAGCAGCAGCAGGCGAAGAAGCACTAAGCCCATTCAAGATTGCTGAAAGCTATTCAGGTAAGCCTGGTAGCAACGATGCTCCTAGTGCTACTTCATCACTAGAAGGTGAAGCTGGTAACAGATTAAGCATTCAAATCTTGAAGCAAACAGTTGAAGCTAAAACTCGTAAGCTCAGCGCACGCTGGACTTTCGAAGCTGCACAAGATGCACAAGCACAGCACGGCATCGATGTTGAAGCAGAAATTATGGCTGCTCTTGCACAAGAAATCACTGCTGAAATTGATCAAGAAGTTCTTGCAAGTCTAGGTTCACTTGCAGGTACACCAGCAGAAACTTACGACCAAGCCGCAGTAAGTGGTACTGCTACTTTTGTTGGTGATGAGCATGCTGCACTAGCTGTTCAAATCAACAGAGTAAGCAACCTAATTGCTCAGCGTACACGTCGTGGTGCTGGTAACTGGGCAGTTGTTAGCCCATTTGCGCTAACAATTCTTCAGTCAGCAACTACAAGTGCTTTTGCTCGTACTACTGAAGGTACATTCGAAGCACCAACTAACACCAAGATGGTTGGTACACTGAACAATGCTATGAAAGTTTATGTAAACACTTATAGCGCAGACAATGCACCAGTACTTATTGGTTATAAGGGTACTTCAGAGTCAGACGCAGCAGCGTTCTACTGCCCATATATCCCACTTATGAGTTCAGGTGTTGTGCTAGATCCATCGACATTCGAACCAACTGTGAGCTTTATGACTCGCTACGGTTATGTCGAACTTAGCAACAGTGCATCGTCGCTGGGTAATGCAGCTGACTACCTAGGTAAAGTTGCAATTACTAACAGTAACGTAAGCTTCTCGTAATAGATTTAAATTTTCAAAAATAGGCCCTACGGGGCCTATTTTTATGACTAAATATTCACAGAGGTGAAACAATGAAATATTCAAAAGAAAAAATGAAATATTACTCTTTGCTTGCACAAGGTAAAATGAAAAAAGCTGCAAAAATAAAACAAAACTTAATTGAAAGAGTACTAAAAAAACGTGCAAAAGGTAAATCTCTTTCAACTTGGCATGTTATAAAGTAATATATGATTTTTATGGAGGTTCATTATGTTTACAGGAACCATTTATGTTTATAATAACAAGAGAAAATATAACATTATAAGACCAGATAAGTGGACTACTGGGCTAATAGATATTTTATTTGAACAAAAAGGTGACTACGTGGTTGGCGAAAAAGTACAATACAGATACAAAGAAGTCAACGGAAAAAGATATGCAGAATATATTAAAAAAATAAATGCATAATAACCCATTTTTTATACTTTGATAAATACTATTGTCAAAGAGGAATGAGCCTCTAGGATGAGGACTTATGCGGTGCCCGCCGCGTATTACCTAGAACGTAACATATAAGGAGAAACAAATGGGACGTCCACTTAATAAAAGATATTTTGGTAGATTAGCAAACACAAACGATGACAGATTTGCACCTCTAAACGACAGTGAACATAACCTCACTGCCATTGTTAAAGTAGGTTCAAACACAGTATCAGAATCGGGAATATTTCTTGCTCAAAGATCAGAAACTGTATTCAAAGTAAATGATGCACTAGACGGCACGGCAGTAAATGCTGACGGAACCAATGTCGACGGAACTGAAGGATCCGGAAATGTTGGATTTTGCCGACTAGTTGACAAAGATGTACCTGGCGACAACGAAATGGTTGTTAAAGGATATATCGACGGCGACGGCGACGGTGTAAATATTAGAAAATTTCACAATAGAACTGTAATTGATTTTGATAATAACAGATATACTTGGGAAGTTCAGGATGATTCTACACAAACACTACTAGTGTTAACTGCCATTTAATAGGAGTTATTATGACAAAAGTAGTCAATAGAATCGGTGGCAATTATTATAAATTAAAAGTCGACGACGCTGGCGAAA